ACTCTTTCCCTACACGACGCTCTTCCGATCTTTCTTGTTTTCTCATTGTTTTTGTTGAAAACATCCTCTCTCCAGAAAGGAAATGCTAATCATGGAAAACGGAAGTTAACCGTTGATTGTTTCCTTTCTCTGTTTTGTGCCAGGAGTGAGCCATGGAGGTTAACAAAAAACGCTTATCCGAAATTTTCGGGGTGAGCGTCCGAACGATTCAGAACTGGCAGGAACAAGGTATGCCGGTTGCCCGCGGTGGTGGCAAGGGTAATGAGGTTCTCTTTGAATCTGCTGCCGCAATCGAATGGTACAGTGCGCGCGATGCAGCCATAGAAAATGAAAAGTTGCGGAAGGAAGTTGAAGATCTCCGCATTGCTTCTGAGTCCGATCTTCAACCTGGCACTATTGAATATGAGCGACACCGACTTACGCGAGCTCAGGCTGACGCTCAGGAATTAAAAAATGCAAAAGAGTCCGCTGAAGTGGTGGAGACCGCATTCTGCACGTTCGTGCTGTCGCGGGTAGCCGGAGAAATTGCCAGTATTCTCGATGGAATACCTCTGTCGGTTCAGCGGCGCTTCCCGGAGCTGGAGAACCGACATATTGATTTCCTCAAGAAGGACATCATTAAGGCCATGAACAAAGCAGCTGCGCTGGATGAAATGATACCGGGGTTGCTGAGTGAATATATCGAACAGTCAGGTTAAGGGGCTGCAGCACTCTGCGCGGGCGGGGCTACGTTCGCTTTACCGGCCAGAACCGCAAACAGCGGTTGAATGGGCAGATGAGAATTACTATCTCCCGAAAGAGTCTGCCTACCAGGAAGGGCGCTGGGAAACACTGCCCTTTCAGCGTGCAATTATGAATGCGATGGGCAATGACTATATCCGCGAAGTGAATGTCGTTAAATCTGCTCGTGTCGGCTACTCAAAAATGTTGCTCGGCGTTTACGCATATTTCATCCAGCATAAACAGCGTAACTCCCTAATATGGTTGCCAACCGACGGTGACGCTGAAAACTTCATGAAGTCTCATGTCGAACCGACCATTCGTGATATTCCGACGCTGTTGGCGCTTGCTCCTTGGTACGGCAAAAAACACCGGGACAATACGCTTAGCATGAAGCGTTTCTCAAATGGTCGTGGTTTCTGGTGCCTGGGCGGTAAGGCTGCAAAAAACTACCGTGAAAAATCCGTTGATGTGGCTGGCTACGACGAGCTTGCCGCTTTCGATGATGACATCGAGAAAGAAGGTTCTCCCACCTTTCTGGGAGATAAGCGTATTGAGGGTTCTGTATGGCCAAAATCCATTCGCGGCTCTACACCGAAAGTCAAAGGTACGTGCCAGATAGAAAGGGCTGCTAAGGAGTCAGAACATTTTCTTCGGTTCCATGTTCCATGCCCACACTGCGGGGAAGAGCAGTATCTGAAATTTGGCGATGAAGAGACACCATTTGGCTTTAAATGGTCTCCGGGAGAACCTTCCAGCGTTTACTACCTCTGTGAACACAATGCCTGTGTGATTAAACAACAAGAGCTGGATTTCCTTGAGGCCAGGTATATTTGTGATGAAACAGGTATCTGGACGCGAGACGGCCTTCACTGGTTTGCTTCATCCGGTACTGAAATTGAACCTCCTGACAGCGTTACATTCCACATCTGGACCGCTTACAGCCCGTTCACAACTTGGGTGCAGATCGTCAAGGACTGGATAAAAACAAAAGGTGATACGGGTAAGCGCAAAACCTTCGTTAACACGACCTTGGGCGAAACGTGGGAACCGAAAATAGGCGAACGACCCGATGCTGAAGTTTTAGCGGAGCGCAAAGAGCACTTTGAAGCGTCTGTGCCGGAGCGAGTGGCATATCTAACAGCGGGTATTGACTCCCAGCTTGACCGTTACGAAATGCGTGTATGGGGATGGGGACCGGGAGAGGAAAGCTGGCTTATCGACAAAATCATCGTTATGGGTCGTCATGATGATGAGTCGACTCTCGCTCGAGTGGATGAGGCGATCAACAGGACATATAAGCGCCAGAACGGTCTCGAAATGGTTATATCCCGCACTTGCTGGGATATTGGCGGCATTGATCCCACCATCGTCTACAACCGCTCAAAAAAACATGGTCTGTTTCGTGTGATCCCTATAAAGGGTGCGTCGGTTTATGGAAAGCCGGTGGCGAACATGCCACGCAAGCGTAACAAGAGTGGCGTTTACCTCACTGAGGTAGGAACAGACACCGCAAAAGAGCAGATTTATAACCGTTTCACGCTGGTGGCGCAAAGAGACGAGCCGCTGGCGGGAGCGGTTCATTTCCCGAATAACCCAGAAATCTACGATCTAACCGAGGCCCAACAACTAACTGCTGAAGAGCAGGTGGAAAAATGGGTAGACGGAAAGAAAAAGATCGTCTGGGACAGCAAAAAACGACGAAATGAGGCGCTCGATTGCTTTGTTTATGCACTGGCGGCGCTTCGTATCAGCATATCCCGCTGGCAGCTAAATCTTGATTCACTTCTGGCCAGCCTGCTGGAGGAAGAAGGCAGCCGTAACAATAACAAGACCCTGGCGGATTACGCGCGGGCATTATCTGGAGAGGAATAATGGCAACACAGACTGAACTGGATGCCGCGCGCGCTGCGTTACATGACCTGATGATGGGAAAGCGCGTGGCGACGGTACAGAAAGACGGTCGAAGAGTGGAATTTACAGCCACATCAGTCAGCGATCTCAAAAAATATATTGCTGACCTTGAATCTCAGGTTGGTACCACATCACGACGCCGGGGGCCAGCAGGGTTTTACGTATGAAAATACCATCTTTAGTGGGACCTGACGGGAAAACATCCCTTCGGGAATACGCGGGATATCATGGTGGTGGTGGCGGGTTTGGTGGGCAGCTGCGGGGCTGGAATCCGCCGAGTGAAAGTGCAGATGCCGCACTCCTTCCCAACTATTCTCGTGGAAATGCCCGCGCTGACGATCTGGTGCGAAATAATGGCTATGCAGCAAACGCCGTGCAGCTCCACCAGGACCACATCGTCGGGTCATTTTTCAGACTCAGTTATCGACCGAGCTGGCGCTATCTTGGCATCAATGAGGAGGATTCACGCGCATTTTCTCGGGATGTGGAAGCCGCCTGGAATGAGTATGCCGAAGATGACTTCTGCGGGATTGATGCCGAACGCAAGCGAACGTTTACGATGATGATTCGTGAAGGTGTAGCAATGCATGCGTTTAACGGTGAATTATGCATGCAGGCGACATGGGACAGCGATTCAACGCGTCTTTTCCGTACTCAGTTCAAAATGGTTAGTCCGAAGCGCGTCAGTAATCCAAGCAACATCGGTGATACCCGGAACTGTCGCGCCGGGGTAAAAATCAATAATAGTGGTGCTGCGCTGGGATATTACGTCAGCGATGACGGTTATCCTGGTTGGATGGCGCAGAACTGGACCTACATACCTCGCGAGCTCCCCGGAGGGCGCCCCTCTTTTATCCATGTCTTCGAACCGATAGAGGACGGACAGACCCGAGGAGCCAATGCGTTTTACAGCGTTATGGAGCAGATGAAAATGCTCGATACCCTGCAAAACACTCAGCTCCAGAGTGCGATAGTGAAGGCCATGTATGCTGCCACCATCGAGAGTGAGCTGGATACGCAGACGGCGATGGATTTCATTCTCGGCGCGGATAATAAAGAGCAGCAGAGCAAACTGACGGGCTGGCTCGGTGAAATGGCGTCCTATTACTCAGCTGCGCCGGTTCGCCTGGGTGGGGCAAGGGTTCCACACCTGTTGCCGGGTGATTCTCTCAACCTTCAGTCGGCGCAGGATACCGATAACGGCTACTCGACTTTTGAACAGTCACTGCTGCGCTATATTGCCGCTGGGCTGGGTGTATCGTATGAGCAGCTTTCGCGAAATTATTCTCAGATGAGTTACTCGACTGCGCGCGCAAGCGCTAACGAGTCATGGGCGTACTTCATGGGCCGTCGCAAGTTTGTGGCATCCCGACAGGCCTGTCAGATGTTTCTTTGCTGGCTGGAAGAGGCAATTGTCCGCCGCGTGGTCACACTTCCTTCAAAAGCCAGATTCAGCTTTCAGGAAGCGAGAACAGCCTGGGGAAATGCCAACTGGATCGGCTCAGGCCGCATGGCTATTGACGGGCTGAAAGAGGTACAGGAAGCCGTCATGCTCATCGAGGCTGGTCTCAGTACGTATGAGAAAGAATGCGCCAAACGCGGTGATGATTATCAGGAGATTTTTGCCCAGCAGGTCCGGGAAACAATGGAGCGTCGTGCTGCGGGTCTGAAACCACCGGCATGGGCCGCTGCCGCTTTTGAGGCTGGACTGAAAAAATCAAACGAGGAGGAGCAAGATGGCGCACGAGCTGCGTAATCTTCCGCATATCGCCAGTATGGCCTTTAATGAGCCGCTGATGCTTGAACCCGCCTACGCGCGGGTTTTCTTTTGTGCCTTAGCTGGTCAGCTGGGCATCACCCGGCTGACAGATACCGTCTCTGGCATCACGCTTGACGCCGGACAAATAGCCGAACCGCTGGCGCTGTTTGGTGAAGATGATGACATGGATACCCGACCATCGCGAAGCTATCAGGTGGCAAATGGCATCGCGGTCTTGCCGGCTTCCGGCACTCTGGTGAGTAAAACCCGTGCGCTGCAGCCTTATTCCGGGATGACGGGTTACAACGGGATCATCGCTCGCCTGCAGCAGGCCATCAGTGACCCCGGCGTCGACGGCATTCTACTGGACATGGATACGCCGGGTGGCATGGTGTCCGGGGCGTTTGACTGCGCCGACATTATTGCCCGTATGCGCGATATCAAACCCATCTGGGCGCTGGCCAATGACATGAACTGCAGTGCAGGTCAGCTTATTGCCAGTTCGGCATCGCGACGGCTGGTCACACAAACGGCCAGAACCGGCTCCATTGGGGTCATGATGGCGCACAGTAACTATGGCGCTGCGCTCAAAACTAACGGCGTTGAGGTCACGCTGATTTACAGCGGCGATCGCAAGGTCGACGGCAACCCTTACGAAAAGCTTCCGAAAGATGTGCGTGCTGATTTCCAGACGCGTATCGATGCCACTCGTCAGATGTTTGCCGAAAAGGTTTCCGCTTATACCGGCATGTCTGTTCAGGACGTGCTGGACACCGAAGCGGCAGTATTCTCCGGCCAGGAATCTTTGGATAACGGGCTGGCGGATGAACTTGTTAACAATACCGATGCGCTCGGCGTGATGCGCGAAGCACTCGACAGACGCAAAAAAACAACCCTTGGAGGAACTATGCCATCACCTTCTGCATCAGCTGTGACCACTAAGCCAGTTGACCAGGCAGCAACTCAGACAACTGCATCAGCTGAACAGGCCACTACCGTTGACACGACAATTGCTTCCGTAGCAGCCCCTGTAGATGTCAGTGCGCAGGTTACTGCAGCAGTAGCTGCAGAGAATAGTCGCATCATGGGCATCCTGAACTGCGACGAGGCTAAAGGGCGTGAGTCACAGGCGCGAGCACTGGCCGAAACGCCGGGTATGACGGTAGAGAGCGCACAGCGCATTCTGGCTGCTGCACCGCAAAGTGCCCAGACGCGTACCGATACGGCGCTGGATCGTTTGATGGAAACAGCACCCGGTGCACTCCAAGCAGGTAGCGCATCTTCTGATGCCGCTGACGATTTGTTAAACACCCCCGTTTAAGAGGCTATCATGGCAATTACTGAAGTTTTCACACATAACCAGCCGCTCGGTAACAGCGACCCGGCGCACACTGCGTATGGTCCTGGCGAACTGACAGCTTCCACTCCAGCCATGACGCCGCTCATGCTGGATGCCACTTCTGGCAAGCTGGCCGTCTGGGATGGTGCTCATGCTGGCGCGGCAATGGGCATCCTGGCTGTAACCGCAGACCAGAACAGCGCGGAACTGGCATTTTACAAATCTGGCTCTTTCCGTATTGAAGATGTCCTCTGGCCATCTGCCGTCACCGACGACAACATTAAACGTAACGCGTTCGCCGGTACTGCAATCAGCATCGTTTAATCCGCATTTCTACAACCATCATCATTCATAAAAGCCGCCTGCGCGGCTTTTTTTACGGGAAATATCTATGTCCGTTTACACCACTGCCCAGCTGCTGGCGGTCAATGAGAAGAAATTCAAATTCGATCCGCTTTTCCTGCGTATCTTTTTCCGCGAAACCTATCCCTTCAGTACAGAGAAGGTTTACCTGTCGCAAATTCCTGGCCTGGTCAATATGGCGCTTTACGTCTCGCCGATTGTCTCCGGCAAAGTGATCCGCTCCCGTGGCGGCAGCACGTCTGAATTCACGCCGGGTTATGTGAAGCCGAAACACGAAGTTAACCCACTGATGACTCTCCGCCGCCTGCCGGATGAGGATCCGCAGAATCTCGCTGACCCGGTCTATCGCCGTCGCCGCATTATCCTTCAGAACATGAAGGATGAAGAGCTGGCGATTGCTCAGGTCGAAGAGAAACAGGCTGTTTCGGCGGTGCTCAGCGGTAAATACACCATGACCGGGGAAGCGTTCGAGCCTGTTGAAGTCGATATGGGCCGCAGCGCTGGTAACAACATTGTCCAGGCCGGTGCGGCTGCATGGTCAACCCGCGACAAAGAAACGTATGACCCGACCGATGACATTGAAGCCTACGCGCTCAACGCCAGCGGTGTGGTCAACATCATTGTGTTCGATCCGAAAGGCTGGGCGCTGTTCCGTTCCTTCAAGGCTGTTGAGAAGAAGCTGGATACGCGTCGTGGTTCTAACTCTGAGCTGGAAACTGCCGTGAAAGACCTGGGTATGGCTGTTTCATACAAGGGGATGTTTGGCGATGTGGCCATCGTGGTGTACTCCGGCCAGTACGTCGAAAACGACGTCAAAAAGAATTATCTGCCGGACCTGACAATGGTGCTGGGGAATACCCAGGCTCGTGGCCTGCGTACCTATGGCTGCATTCTTGATGCTGATGCCCAGCGCGAAGGTATCAATGCCTCGACACGCTACCCGAAAAACTGGGTGCAGTCGGGGGATCCGGCGCGCGAATTCACCATGATTCAGTCAGCTCCGCTGATGCTGCTGCCAGACCCTGACGCATTCGTCTCCGTCAAACTGGCATAACTTCCCCCAGTGGCCCTGTCGGGCCACCTTTCTGGAGTATTTCCCATGACAGAAAAAGAAAAGCTGGTCGCCCGCCTGAATGAACTTGGGACCCAGCTTAACCGCGAGGTCAGTACCAGCGGCACCATTCAGGAACTGACGATGCGTATTGCTGAGCTTGAAGAGGAACTGGATGGCAATGCCGGGTCAGTTGACGGTGAAAACGGCGTGCAGAATGCTTCCGACAGCACCGACAGCACCGACAGCACCGACAGCACCGACAACAATGTTGCTAACGTGGCAAAAGTAAAAACGGAATCGGCCACAACGGGTGACCTGGTATCAGTAGAAACGCTGGCCACCCTGCATATTGACGCTCTGCATGCCACGCGTAACGAGCCGGTATCTATCGTAGAGCCTGGTGTGATTATCCGCGTATCTGAACAGGATGCCGACGACTTGATCGCAAAGGGGCTGGCTTTCGAAGTCTGAAGGGGGCCACATGGCTGATTTCGATAATCTCTTTGACGAGGCCATGTCGCGAGCTGATAGCGCTATCCGTGGTGTGATGGGCACAGAGGCAAAGGTGATGTCAGGCGCTTTGTCAGGTGCCACCCTGGTCGGTGTATTCGATGATCCAGAAAATATCGGATATGCCGGTGCCGGGATTCGTGTTGAAGGAACCAGCCCGACCCTGTTTGTGGAAACCGCCACTGTCAGGCAGCTGCAGCGTATGGACACGCTGACGATTAACGGTCGGCAATTCTGGGTTGAACGTATTGGTCCGGATGACTGTGGCTCCTGTCATATCTGTCTGGGTAACGGCTCTCCACCTGCATCTTCGCGTCGCCGTTAAGGAGCGCATATGTCCATAAAAGGCCTTGAACAGGCCATAGAAAACCTTAACAGCATCAGCAAAACGGCTGTTCCGCGGGCATCGGCGCAGGCCGTTAACCGCGTGGCAAACCGGGCCGTCAGCCGCAGCGTGGCAGTCGTATCAAAAGATACGCGCGTACCGCGAAAACTGGTAAAGCAACGCGCCAGGGTGAAGCGTGCGACGGTCAATAGACCTCGTGCACTTATCCGGGTAAACCGGGGAAATTTACCGGCCATTAAACTCGGTACCGCAAGCGTGCGACTTTCCCGCAGAAAACGGGACAAGAAAGGGGCCAACAGCGTTCTGCGCATAGGGCCATTTCGTTTTCCGGGCGGCTTTATCCAGCAACTTAAAAATGGTCGCTGGCATGTCATGAGGCGGACTTCAAAACCTCGTTACCCCATTGAAGTGGTCAGCATCCCGCTGGCAGCTCCATTAACTACGGCATTTAAAGAAGAACTGCCGAAGCTCATGGAGTCAGATATGCCCAAAGAGCTCCGAGCATCCCTTACCAACCAACTCAGGTTAATTCTGACACGATGAAACACAGCGATATTCGCAAGGTGATTATTGACGCGCTGGAAAGCGCGATTGGTACTGATGTCATTTATTTTGACGGCAGACCTGCAGTGCTCGAAGAGGGTGATTTTCCCGCTGTTGCCGTCTACCTGACAGATGCGGAATACACAGGGGAAGAACTGGACGCCGATAGCTGGCAGGCCATTCTGCATATCGAAGTCTTTCTTGAGGCTCAGGTACCTGATTCTGATCTGGATGACTGGATGGAGACGAGAGTGTATCCGGTTCTCGCAGAGGTTCCGGGGCTTGAATCTCTTATCACCACAATGGTTCAGCAGGGCTATGACTACCAGCGCGATGACGATATGGCGCTGTGGAGTTCTGCCGACCTGAAATATTCCATTACTTACGACATGTGAGGACCCTATGGCCACACCAAACCCGCTGGCACCAACAAAAGGTGCTGGTACCACCCTCTGGGTTTACACCGGAACTGGTGATCCATACGCCAATCCGCTTTCAGACGTTGACTGGCTGCGCCTGGCAAAGATTAAAGACCTGCAGCCCGGAGAACTGACAGCTGAATCGGAAGATGACACCTACATCGATGATGAGAATGCCGACTGGACATCAACGATGCAGGGGCAGAAATCAGCCGGTGAAACAAACCTGACGCTCGCATGGATGCCGGAGGATTCCGGTCAGCAGGACCTGGTGAACTGGTTCGATGAAGGCACCGTGAAGGGGTATAAAATCAAATATCCGAATGGTGTTGTCGATGTCTTTAAGGGCTGGGTGAGCAGTCTCGGCAAGACCATCTCGTCTAAAGAGGTCATGACCCGCACGGCAAAAATCACCAACAATGGCAAACCATCGCTGGCCGAAGACAGTGGTACCGCGCCGATTGCCGTTACGGGGATCAGCCTGGATAAATCCACGGCGGCTGTGGCTGTCGCGGCCACGACGCAACTGGTTGTTTCTGTCCTGCCAGCAAGTGCTTCAGATAAGTCTTTCCGCGTAGCCAGTTCTGATCCGTCAAAAGCAACGGTCACCGTCAGCGGCAATACCCTGACTGTTACCGGCGTGGCGGCAGGCACCGTCGAGATCATCGTAATGAGCAATGACGGTAACTTTGTGGCGATCTGCAAAGTCACTGTTTCCTGATAACCGGGGCGAAAGCCCCGTTCCCCCGGAGTAATTATGTTTCTAAAGAGCGAGCTGCTTGAAAGTAACGGCAGCAGCGTCACATTGTTCCAGCTGTCGGCGCTGCAGCGTATTGAATACCTCGAATACCTGAAACAACTTGAGGCGGTTGAAGCTGGTGATTTTCAGGCTGCCATTACCCTTACCGTGAAGAGTGGAGCATATCTGGTGGCAATGTCACTCTGGCATGGCCACGCGCTTAAAGGATCGCAGGGAGAAAACGCGGCGGCGGAAGTGGAGCAGATTCAGGATGAGGTCATGCAGACATGGCCGACCGAACTTGTTGCCGAAGCCGAATATAAGGTGAAACTCCTGTCCGGGATGATTGCGCCGGTCACTGATGACCAGGCTGAGCCCGGTGAAGAACGTAATGAACCCGCTGAACCTGTTACTGCGGAAAAGCCCTCGCCAGTGAGCTGAAGTTTGCCATGAAACTGGCGCGTGAGTTCGGTCGCCCGGACTGGCGTGCCATGCTTGCTGGCATGTCCTCAACGGAATACGGCGACTGGAAAATCTTCTACCAGGACAATTACTTTCATGATGCGCAGCTGGATGCTCATTTCTCCGGTTTGCTCTACACCATCTCAACCCTGTTTTTTGCTGATCCGGAATTAACACCGGACAGTTTCAGCATCCTTTCCCCTGTATCGGAAAGCATCGACGTTGATGAGCCGGATGACGATACGCTGATGGCGAAGGCTGCAGGTATTTCAGGAGGCGTGCGCTATGGCCCAGACGGCAGTGGGTGATCTGGTCGTTAACCTTGACGTTAACTCGACGAAATTTAACGAGCAGCTTAACTACGTCAAAAAAGAATTAAAGCAGACTGGCAGCGCGGCGAACGACGAAGCGCTACGGATCCAGCAGTCCTTTAGCCGCCAGGAGAACGCCGCGCGCAAGGCGGGTATTTCAATAGGCCAGTATAACGCAGCAATGCGTATGCTTCCGGCGCAGTTTACCGATATAGCTACGCAGCTAGCGGGCGGGCAGAACCCATGGCTGATTCTGCTTCAGCAGGGCGGTCAGGTTAAGGACTCCTTTGGCGGGATAATACCAACATTCAGGGCCTTACTGGGTACGATCTCACCGTTGATGGTCGGCATCGGTGCGCTGTCCGCCGCAACGGGTGCGCTGTTCTATGCCTGGTACCAGGGCTCATCCACACTATCTGACTTCAACAAAACGCTGGTACTGTCGGGGAACACGGCCGGATTGACTGCCGATCGTATGTTGGCGCTGGCACGAAACGGCCAGGCAGCGGGGCTGACGTTCAATCAGACCAGCGAAGCCCTGAGCGAGCTTATCAACGCGGGGGTGGGCGCGAGTTCGCGCTTTGATGAAATGAGCCAGGCGGTGGCGCGATTTACTGATGCCTCCGGCGTGCCGGTGGAAAAAGTCGCAGCCGCATACGGCAAGCTCACTACTGACCCTACATCAGGCCTGATCGCGATGGCTCAGCAGTTCCACAACGTTACGGCCGAACAGATTGCCCATGTGGCACAGCTGCAGCGTGCCGGTGATGAGGCTGGCGCACTGCAGGCGGCTAATCAGGCTGCTACTGCCGGATTCAACGATCAGACCAAGGCCATCCGCGACAATATGGGGACGATTGAGTCTTCAGCGGATTCCCTGAAGCGTGCCTTCAAGTCGATGTGGGATGCTGCACTTGATATTGGCAGACCTGACACCGCCCAGGAGATGGTGGCAAAAGCCCAGGCCGCGTTTAAAAAGGCTGATGAAATCTGGAACCTGCGTAAAGGTGACCGATATGTCAATGATGAGGCTCGCGCCCGATTCTGGAATGACCGCGAAACGGCCAGGCTTGCGCTGGATATGGCGCAGCAGCAGGCGGGAATTGCCATGGCGAACGAAGAGAATGCATCGCGCGAAGCGGCTGCGGAATCGGATCGCCAGAAGTATGCTGCGCAGGCACAGGCAAACTATGCCAAAACGCAGACGGCACTGGAGAAATACACGGCCAGGCAGAGCGAGCTCAACAAGGCGCTGAAAGAGGGGCGGATCCTCCAGGCTGACTACAACATCAACCTGGCTGCCGCGAAAAAAGAGTACGAAGACACCCTTAAAAAGCCGAAGAAAACACCTGCAGTCAGGACTCCTGCCGGTACCCGTGCAACCGATGCGGCCAGCGCCCAGACGATGGAGCTGGAAGCACAGCTGCGCACCCTGCAGGAGCATAAGGGGATAAATGACACCATCAGCCAGCAGCGTCAGGAGCTGTGGCGTAAGCAGTCCCGTTTTACGGTTCTGGAAGAGGCCGCGAAGACCCGGACGCTTTCTGCCGAGGAAAAATCCCTGCTGGCCAGTAAAAGCGAGGTGCTTTCCCGTGCGGAGCTGAACGCGAAGCTCGGCGATCAGATAGTGGCGCAGGAGCGGCTTAATCGCCTGCAGGATACGTCCCAAAAATACGTCACGCAGATCGGCGAGAAAACCCGAGCCCTGGCGGAAAGTGCTGGTATGAGCAGTCGTGCAGCACAACGCCGCAACGAGGAGGCCCAGCTTCTTCAGGGGTGGAAAAATGGTGGAGGTTCCGAAAACGATGCCGGTTATCAGAATGAGCTGCAGGGGCTGCATGCGTATTACGCCGAGCAGGATAAGCTTCGGGGTGACTGGCAATCCGGAGCCAAATCCGCATGGGCAGATTATGTTGATTCTGCTTCTGATGCTTATGGCCAGATGAAGTCGTTTGCCAGCAGTACGTTTGATGGCATTGGGCAAAATATGGCTGACATGCTGACGCGCGGAAAGGCTGACTGGGCTGACTTCACCCGCTCCACGCTCTCCATGCTGACACAGATCCTGCTGAAACAGGCGATGGTAGGCCTGGTGGATTCAGCATCAACCGCGCTGGGATTTGCAGGTGGCGGTTATACCGGTTCAGGCGGGAAATATGAGCCAGCAGGTGTCGTTCACCGTGGTGAGTTTGTTTTCACCAAAGAGGCTACCAGCAGGATCGGCGTCGGCAATCTTTACCGGATGATGAAAGGCTATGCAACGGGAGGGTATGTCGGGGGCGGTGGTACAGGCCCGGCTGCAGCACCTTTCGGTGTCAGTGTGTATGCCCCGGTGACGGTCGAGAATGCTTCCGGTAACGCACAGCAGCAAAACGACGGAGACAGGCTGGGTAAGGCGTATCAGCAGGTGATTAACAAATCTGTCAATGATGGTATCGCTAGGGCAATCCAGCCCGGTGGGCTTATCTGGAATGCGACCAATCGCAGGTAACAGTTATGACGATAGAAACATTCCCCTGGGGCATTAAGGTTTCCAGCCAGCCCACCGAGGGAAGTAAAGACATAGTCAGGAAAGTCCAGTTCGGCGACGGGTACGCACAGGTGAGCGGCTCCGGCCTGAATGATGAGATTCGCACCTATGAATATTCCTTTTCAGGAGATCCGACTACAGCGAATGAAATCCATGCCTTCCTTCGTCGGCATAAAGTGAAGTCATTTATTTTCACTCCGCCTTTCGGCGATACCGCGCTGTGGCGTGTAGAGGCTGACACGCTCAAAAAGGTGGTTAAAAACGTAAAAGTGATAACCGTAACCGCAACGTTTGAACAGGCATTTACACCATGAGTCTTAATGCTGATTATCAAAAACTTGAGCCGGGCAATGAAGTCCGGCTTTTTTCTGTCGATGGTACAGCGTTCGGTATGTCAGATGTGCTCCGCTTCCACGCACACAATATCGCGCACACCCCGGAAGAGATTGAAGCCGCAGGCGGCGACGAGAATAAACTTCCGGCGAAGTCCATCTGGTGGCAGGGGGAGGAGTATAAAGCCTGGCCGTGTCAGGTTGAGGGTATTGAAGCGACCACGGATGGTACCAGCCCACAGCCAAAACTGAGGGTGGCGAACCTGGACAGCTCGATCTCAGCGCTCTGTCTGGCGTATGACGATCTGCTGCAGGCGAAAGTGAGTATCCACGACACGCTGGCACAGTATCTGGACGCCAGAAATTTTCCGCAGGGCAATCCCACTGCAGACCCGTCACAGGAAAAGCTGAAGGTCTTTTATATCGATGCCAGAAGCACCGAGACGGATGAAGTTGTCGAATTTACGCTTTCCAGTCCGATGGATTTACAGGGCCAGATGATTCCGACGCGTCAGCTGCATTCGTTATGCAGCTGGTGCATCCGGAACAAGTACCGGACCGGCGACGGCTGCGACTATGCCGGAACGCGCTATTTCGACAAAAACAATAATCCGGTTGACGATCCCTCGCTGGATGTCTGCAACGGCACGCTGACGGCCTGCAAGCTCCGGCACGGAGACAGCAACGAACTGCCGTTCGGCGGTTTCCCGGGTACATCTCTTATCAGGAGCTGATATGCGTCAGAAAACCATTGATGCCATCATGGCACACGCTGCAGCGGAATATCCGCGCGAGTGCTGCGGCGTGGTGGCACAGAAAAGCCGGGTTGAGCGCTATTTTCCCTGTCGTAATCTCGCAGCAGAGCCGACTGAACATTTTCACCTGTCCCCCGAAGATTACGCAGCGGCAGAAGACTGGGGGACGGTGGTAGCCATTGTTCACAGCCATCCTGACGCGACGACACAGGCCAGCGAGCTTGATAAGGCGCAGTGTGATGCAACACTGCTGCCCTGGCATATTGTGAGCTGGCCAGAGGGGGATTTACGTACCATTCAGCCACGCGGGGAGCTCCCATTGCTGGAGCGACCGTTTGTGCTTGGCCACTTCGATTGCTGGGGTCTGGTAATGAGCTATTTCCGGCAGACCCACGGTATCGAGCTCTACGATTACCGGGTGGATTATCCCTGGTGGGAAAACGACTACCCGGACAATTTCTATCAGGATTGCTGGTATGAATGCGGATTCAGGGAGTTTGACGGCCCGACTCAGGAAGGGGACCTCGTCATCATGCAGGTGCAGGCTGATAAGTGGAATCATGCCGGGATTTTACTGGAGGGTAACATGCTGCTGCACCATCTTTACGGGCATCTGAGCCAGCGAGTTCCTTATGGCGGATACTGGCAGGAGCGCACGATGAAGATCGTTCGCTATAAAGATGTAATGGCAGGTGAAACATGCAGGAAGTAATGACCCGCATTGAGCTTGGCGGCGTGCTCGGGAAATCATTCGGTAAAATTCACCACCGCCTGATTTCCCGTGTAAGCGAGGCGGGAGTGGCGCTCGCAAAGACTATTCCGGGCTTTGAGCAGTTTATGATTTCCAGCCAGCGCCGTGGGCTCACATACTCCGTATTTAAGGGTAAAAAAAACATCGGTGTGGATGACCTCGGTTTCCCGGTTACCGGCGATGTTATCCGCATTGTCCCGGTAATCATCGGGAGTAAAAAAGCCGGTTTGATTCAAACTATCCTGGGCGCAGTATTAGTGATTGCATCGATCTGGATGCCAGGTCTGAGTATAGCTGCCAGCAATATGATGTTTGCTGCTGGTGCGTCCATAACGCTGGGGGGGGTAGTTCAGATGATATCCCCTCAGGCTACAGGGCTGGCCAGCAAACAGAGCTCAGATAACCGCGCCTCATACGCGTTCGGCGGAGTCACAAATACCGCCGCACAGGGTTACCCGGTTCCGCTCCTGTACGGCCGCCGGAGAATCGGCGGGGCAATTATTTCTGCCGGAATTTATGTCGAAGATCAGCAGTAGTTAACAAACCTTTTTACAAGCCACCTTCGGGTGGCTTTTTTTATGGGCGCGATATGGCTAAAACAATTACCGGACGAAAAGGCGGGAGCTCCAGTTCCCGAACTCCCACCGAACAGCCTGATGATCTGCAATCTGTAGCGAAGGCAAAGATCCTCGTTGCGCTTGGGGAAGGGGAGTTTGCTGGACAGCTCACCGGGAAGGATATCTACCTGGACGGAACGGCGCTGGAGAACGCCGACGGCTCCCAAAACTTCAGCGGCGTTACGTGGGAATTTCGTCCGGGGACTCAGGCACAAAAATATATTCAGGGTATCCCCGGCACCGAAAATGAAATCAGCGTGGGCACCGAAGTGTCAAGCACCACCGGCTGGACACATACCTTTACCAACACGCAACTGTCAGCCGTTCGCCTGCGCCTCAAGTGGCCATCGCTTTTTAAACAGGAGGATGATGGCGATCTGGTTGGCTATTCAATTAACTACGCTATTGATCTGCAGACCGATGGCGGCACCTGGCAGACGGTACTTAATACCAGCGTAACCGGCAAGACAACTTCCGGCTACGAACGCAGCCATCGCATTGACCTACCGCAGGCAGGCAGCACATGGACGGTGCGCCTGCGTAAGCTAACGGCGGATGCCAACAGCGCGAAAATTGGTGACACGATGACGCTGCAGAGCTATACAGAGGTCATTGACGCCAAACTGCGTTATCCAAATACCGCGCTGCTGTACATCGAATTCGACTCAAGCCAGTTTAACGGCTCTATCCCGCAAATATCCTGCGAACCGCGAGGGCGTGTAATCCGCGTTCCGGATACGTATGACCCGGAGACCCGCACCTATAGCGGCACATGGACGGGGGCGTTTAAGTGGGCGTGGACGGATAATCCAGCCTGGATTTTTTACGATCTGGTGGTGAGCGACCGCTTTGGGCTGGGCAATCGCCTGACGGCGGCCAATATTGATAAATGGACGCTTTACCAGGTCGCGCAATATTGCGATCAGCCGGTTCCTGATGGTAAAGGCGGTAGCGGCACTGAGCCTCGCTATACCTGCAACGTGTATGTGCAGGAGAGGAATGACGCCTATACCGTGTTACGAGATTTTGCGGCGATATTCCGGGGCATGACTTACTGGGGTGGCGATCAAATCGTTGCGCTGGCGGATATGCCCCGCGATGTGGATTACAGCTACACGCGTGCAAACGTGGTTAATGGGCGCTTTACCTATTCGGGCAGCACCACGAAAACCCGCTATACCACAGCACTGGTTTCCTGGTCCGATCCGGGTAATGCCTACGCGGATGCGATGGAGCCTGTATTTGAGCAGGATCTCGTTGCTCGCTTTGGCACAAATCAGCTCGAAATGACAGCCATTGGTTGTACCAGACAGTCAGAAGCGAACCGAAAGGGGCGCTGGGGTATTCTCACCAACAACAAGGATCGCGTTGTTTCGTTCGATGTCGGGCTGGACGGAAACATACCGCAGCCTGGCTATATCATCGCTGTGGCAGACGAGCTGCTTTCCGGAAAGGTTATGGGCGGACGCATCAGCGCCGTTAATGGTCGCGTTATCAAACTTGACCGTGTAGCTGATGCGGCAGCAGGTGATCGCCTTATCCTCAACCTTCCCTCCGGAGCGTCACAGAGCAGGACAATTCAGGCGGTTAACGGGGAATCGGTCACAGTCACCACCGCATACAGTGAGACGCCGCAGGCCGAAGCTGTCTGGGTGGTTGAGTCAAACGAACTGTACGCACAGCAGTACCGTGTTGTGAGCGTCACTGATAACGATGATGGCACTTTCACCATTACCGGTGCATGGCACGATCCGGATAAATATGCCCGAATCGATACCGGAGCCATTATTGACCAGCGGCCGGTGAGCGTGATCCCGCCGGGCAATCAGTCACCGCCAGACAACATCGTAATCAGTTCGTTTTCGGTGGTGCAGCAGAATATCAGCGTCGAAACCATGCGCGTGAGCTGGGACCAGGCGCAGAATGCTATCGCCTATGAAGCGCAATGGCGCCGCAACGACGGGAACTGGGTTAACGTGCCGCGCAGTTCCACCACGTCATTCGACGTTCCTGGGATTTATGCCGGGCGCTATCTGGTACGTGTACGCGCCATCAATGCCGCAGAAATTTCATCCGGGTGGGGATATTCGGAAGAGAAAACGCTGACGGGTAAAGTGGGCAATCCGCCGAAACCGGTCGGCTTCATCGCTTCCGATAATGTGGTATTCGGTATCGAGCTGAGCTGGGGATTCCCGGCGAACACCGACGACACGCTGAAGACGGAAATTCAGTACAGTCTGACTGGGACGGAAGACGATGCGATGCTGCTGGCAGACGTACCCTATCCGCAGCGCAAGTATCAGCAGATGGGCCTAAAGGCTGGGCAAATTTTCTGGTACCGCGCGCAGCTGGTGGACCGCAGCGGAAACGAATCAGGGTATACAGACTTTGTGCGCGGGCAGGCCAGCATCGATGTATCCGATATCACCGATGCAATCCTGGAGGATATGAAAGAGTCGGAAACGTTCAAAGACCTGATCGAGAACGCGGTAGACAGCAATGAAAAAATTGCTGGTATGGCTGACGACATTAAACAGGCCAACGACGAACTGGCGCAACAGGCGCAGGATATCGCCAAAAACGCCCAGGATATCGGGAAGGTTCAGACCAGCGTTACAAACCTGTCGAGCACGGTCGGAGATGTGTCTTCTTCTCTGAGCAAGCTTGAGCAGACAGTGGCGACGGCTGATACCGCGCTGGGCCAGCGCATCGATAACATCAGCGTGTCTGTGGACGGTATGACGGGAGGAGTGAAGAACTCTGCCATCGCGATTATTCAGGGCAACCTGGCGCAGGTGGCGGCGCGCAAAACGCTGTCTGCATCCGTCGCCGGTAACAGCGCGCAGCTGGACCGCATTGATGAGGTGATCGTCAACGAGAAAGAGGCAACGGCGCGTTCGCTGCTGAGTTTGCAGACTAACGTGAACGGCAACAAGGCATCTATCAACAGCCTGAACCAGACGTTCTCCGATTACCAGCAGGCCACGGCCACGCAGATAAACGGGATCACAGCGACCGTCAACGGACACACATCAGCCATTACCACTAACGCTCAGGCCATAGCGAACGTTAACGGTGATCTGAAGGCGATGTACAGCATCAAGGTTGGTGTCTCCAGCAATGGTCAGTATTACGCCGCAGGGATGGGGATCGGCGTGGAGAATACGCCGTCCGGCATGCAGTCACAGGTCATCTTCCTGGCTGACCGCTTCGCCGTCACCACGGCAGCAGGTAACAGCGTGGCTTTGCCGTTTGTGATCCAGAACGGGCAGACATTCATCCGGGCCAGTTTCATCCAGGACGGCACTATCAGCAACGCAAAGATTGGTAATTTTATCCAGTCGAACAATTATGTTGCTGGTTCTGCTGGCTGGAAGCTTGATAAAGGGGGGACGTTTGAGAACTACGGTTCGACTGCTGGTGAGGGAGCCATGAAACTGACAAATCAGACGATCAGCGTCAAAGATGGCAGTAATGTTCTTAGGGTGCAGGTTGGCCGATTAACGGGAGTATTCTGAAATGGCTTATGGAATACAGACCTGGGATGCTTCAGGAAAACCCAACAACTATGGCATCAAACCCGTTTCCGTCGTTGGGCGAATACAGCTGGCTGCCGGGCAAACCTCCGGCAGCTGGTCTTTTACGGTGCCCTCAGGAATGAAAGTTGGTTTTGTTCTTTCACTTGATGAAGGAGGTAACAGCGTAGGGCGGCGCATTGTCGCGTCAGGGAGCACAATAACCGTAAGCGCTGCATCTTCTGTAGGTCTGGGTAATTATCCGGCCTCAAAGTGTGAAGTGGTCGTTTTCATGGAGAAAGCATAATGGCCGAATTTGGCGCGATGATATTAATGGACAACGGGAACCCATTTGTAACGCCCCAGTCAACGCCTTTTTGTCTTTACGGCAAGTACACTTTCAACTCCTCTGCTAATGGCAGTTCGCAGCAGGTTGCTCAGAATATTGCATTAAATGCTGACTACCCTGTGATGGTATTTATCAGGACCACAAATACCGCCCAGCCCACGCCAGTAATATCTTACCGGAACGGAGGAAATGTATATGTCGCGGGGGTTAATCCCTATAACAAGAGCTTCACGTTAACCGCATATATATTTGCCATATTTCCCCAGACGTTACCGAAATGGGGGATGGCCATCTGGGATGCGGCAGGAAAGCTGGTGCTCACTAATGAGTCCCGGGTGTTGTCCGACCTACAGACAATTGGAACGCCTGGCGCAAACGGAGGGATAAATATCGATCAGACACTTAGCGGGCCATGGGCTGTTGCACCTGCACAGCTTGGCCAAAGCATCGTTGTGAATAACTCAACCCAGCCTCCGACAATCTACACCATTAATGCTTATTCGGCGTGCAGGTTTGACGGGGCCAATACGAGGATAAACGCAGGGGGGACCTCCACTGGCACAGGCTCTCCGGTAGGGGTAACGAATACTGGAATTTCCTTAACCGCGATAAATACAGCGGCCTATGACTGATTGATCGTTTTGGGCGATCAATAACTGATAATTGATCTATCAAATCAATTATACCCACCTCTTTCATGTTGGTATTGTCTAAGTTCATGAATACCTCTGGATATCATCAAAATGATTAAGCTTCTTATCGGTATGGCTTGCGCTGCCATGCTTTCAGGTTGCGCTGGTGTACTTGAGAAACAGGAACCGATTTGCAGCGGCACGGCATATATGGGTGGCCATGAGAATACCGTTATGATTTACGCCGTTCGAAAGCAAAACAACCAGACGCAATACCGGGCCGGATATCCCTTTAACTGGCGCTGGGTAAGTGCGAACACATTCACAAGCACGACATGTAAATAACTCATGACTTTCAATGCAAACCTCGCCTCGGCGGGGTTTTTTATTGCCTGGAGAAAATATGCTTTATAACACAGGAACTATCTCTATTAACGGAAATACCGCAACCGGATCCGGTACAAACTGGACTGCACCGGCCAGCCAGGTTCGCGCTGGCCAGACGATTATTGTCATGTCTAACCCGGTTCAGATGTTCCAGATTTCATCCGTGAATAGCGCCACGTCAATGACGGTAACGCCTGCTGCATCACCGGCGCTGAGCGGCCAGAAGTACGGCATTCTGGTATCAGACAATATCTCGGTTGATGGGCTGGCGCTGGCCATGTCGCAGCTTATCAAGGAGTATGACGAGAATATTGGTGCGTGGGAGACGTTCGCCACAACCTCAGCCAACCAGAACATTACCGTTACGATCAATGGCACCAGTTTATCAATCCCGGCTCTTGGGAAATTACTGCAGAAGGGGAGCAACGGAGCTTTGCCGGTTAATCAAGGTGGTACCGGCGCAACGAATGCCGCAGACGCTCGCACAAACCTTGGTTTAGGAAGTAGTGCGACAAAGGATGTCGGAACTGCGGCAGGGAATGTTATGCAGGTGGGAGCTTTTGGGGTTGGTGCTGCTCTCCAAAATAAGCCCACAGATGCCAGTTCATCCTTCATCAGTGATGCTGCTGGCAATACTCTGTGGGCTCCTGCGAATGGCTGTGGGTTTCAGAGTTCCTACACCGAGCAGCGAATTGCGCAGCTGTGGATTACTTACGGTGGTGCGATATTCAGCCGTTTTCTAACAACCACTGATGACCCTCAAACACCAAAATCATCAGTGCCGTGGGCGCAGCTGCAGTCTGCAGGTACATCGGACATAAATTTCAAGAAGGTTACTGGAGAACTTAATTTAGAAGTGTCTCTGGCCAACATCGTGGCAATGGATTTTAAGACCTTCTACTACCTTGCTGATGAAGAGAAAACGATACGCCGAGGTGTTGTTGCTCAGGAACTGGAAAAGATAGATCCGCAATATGTTCACTCGGCTGAGGAGTCGGGGAAAATGACCCTAGACCTCAATCCTCTGGTGCTCGATGCGCTGGCGGCAATCAAAGAGCTGGCAATCCGCGTCAGCGCATTAGAGGGCGACGCTAAATCTCCGGCTTCTGGCTCATCCGCTGGTTAAACAGTGAATCTGCGGGCATATCCAAGCGAACATCGATCCAGCTGTTCGCCGGTACGTCCATCGGTTCACCTTTGGTTTTGATGATTTCACCTTCATCGCTCAGGATGTATTTGCGTTTATACAGACGGATAGTCAGCCCACCGCTATCGGTTTGCTCTGCCTCAACTACACCCAGTTCCCCCATGCCGCCAGGGTCCATTGGGGGAAGTAACTGCCATCCCTCAGACGCCAGGCCTGCCGAACCTGTGAGAACATAAACGCCGACATCAAGCCGTGAAATAGTAATGCCCTCAGCCTCGGCATTCGCCGCACCGCAGCCGCACCAGGTAAAACCATCCTCCGCTATATCAGCACGCTGGCACTCATCCTTGCTCGTTACAATTCGTGCCACGGGGGAGGCAGCTTTGATAGTGCCGTCACTGGCTTTTGTCGTATTAGCTGTATGGTAAAATTCATACCATTTACCTGCTGTTCCGCCTATAACCTGGCTAAACATTTTTCTCCCGACAGGCCCACTTAGCCAGCACTCAAAGGTGCCGTAATTTGGGCTTCGGTTCATCCAGACACCGTAGCCCGCATCATTAGTTGGCAGGCCGTTGCCGGAACCAGAGGCAATGTTATAAAAGCCATTTAATCTCGCGTTTTCGTAACGGTTTTGTTCGGCAGGGGCAACAACACCCAAGCCCAAATCCCCTACAGAAAGTATATCGCCAGATGAGCTGTACGCGTTCCTTGTAGCGCTGCTTCCCAAACCAACGTTTAATAGATTGCCACGGGCCGGCCTGGCCGATAACTTCACCTGATTTTTTTGCAGAATTTATTGGGTGAAAAATATGCAAATTGGCTATGTCAGAGTGTCAACAAATGACCAAAATACAGATCTCCAGCGCCAATCTCTCGAACGCGCAGGATGTGAACAGGTTTTTGAAGAAAAAATGAGCGGGACGGTAGCGAACCGGCCAGCGCTCAAAAAGCTTCTGCGGACTCTGAATGCGGGCGATACACTGGTGGTGTGGAAACTAGATCGCCTCGGGCGAAGCATGCGAAATTTAGTGCTGCTGGTGGACGAACTCCGACAGCGGGGCATTCACTTTAAGAGCCTCACGGACAGCATTGATACATCAAGTCCAATGGGGCGTTTTATATTTCACATCATGTCAGCGCTGGCGGAAATGGAAAGAGAGTTAATCGTCGAACGCACCCGGGCTGGATTAGCGGCGGCGCGGGAAAAAGGGCGAATAGGTGGCAGACGTCCAAAATTAACTCCCGAGCAATGGGCACAGGCTGGGAGATTAATATTAAACGGCGTGGATAGAAAACAAGTGGCAATAATTTATGATGTCGCTGTATGCACGCTTTATAAAAAATTTCCGGTGGGACAGGCTTAAATGATTGAAGGGCAGCTGCTAGATGGGCTGCCCGTCAAAGTATTATCCATTCTGCCGTACAGTTGGAAATTCAGACGTCAGCCACATGTCAGATTCATCAAACATTTCCTCCAGCATACGGTTCAGCTTTTCCCGATCACTTTTGCTGGCATCACTATTTAAGCCGTTCGCCTGCATCGGCTTTACCTTCACTTCGGCATCAGGAAAAATCTGGTGCACCCGCTTCGTTAGTTCAGCCAGGATGATCTCTCTGGCCCCTTGGAGCCCCTCAACATTTCGCTTGTCATAAACCAGTTCAACAAACATACGGATCCTCTCATAAGTGAAAATTGCCTGTGCTTGATCTGTTTTCATAAAAATACTACTGTATATACATACAGTCAATAAGCAAGTGAGGGTGCGTTCATGCCTCGTCAACCGGATATTCGTGCTGCTTTTATTGCGGCCATACAGCAAAACCCGAAGGGCTATCTCTGCCTGCATACAGACAGATTCATCGCTGAACTGCAGGAGAGGCACTGGCATTTCAGCCAGGCAGATGCAAATTCATGGATCGAACGATACCAGCCAGACTTCGCCGATAAGACGACAAACGGAAGTGAGAACCGATACTGGATCCTGCGTAACATGGGGAGGGTTTTCTAATGGGGTTTCCATCGCCAGCCATGGATTACCAGGAGCAGCGCATGACAATAGATGTTATCTGCGGTGTAGATAACAACTGCCGGGTTATTGAAACTTCATGCGGCTGGGCCGTTATAAACGTCAGTCTTAAGCCAGAAGGAGGGGATACGTTGCTGGTTAGCATGGACGGGAGAAACCAGTTCGTGAAGCTAATGGGCCACGCGCTGATCACTCAAGATGGTGAAGCGATAGAAGGGGAAGCTTTGAATGACGTAACGGTACACGGCGTTCTTACACATACACTTAACCAAGTTAAAGACGATAAATCGCCTGTAATGTAGCGTGTAAATGTCGGGAGTTATTCCCCCATTTTTCCCCAATGATTCCCCGTACAAATTTCAAACATAAAAAAACCAGCCGTAAGAGGCTGGTTTTCAATGTGTTTTTGGTCGGCACGAGAGGATTTGAACCTCCGACCCCCGACACCCCATGACGGTGCGCTACCAGGCTGCGCTACGTGC